AAGGCGGGCGCGATCGCGGACCTCGTCACGATTATGCGTCCAGACCGACGCCCGGTCGGTATCGAGGTTGGCGCCGGCGTCGGTAACCTGGCGCTCGAGCGTCGCCAGCGTGGCAAGGTACCGCCGCGCCACCGCTTCCTCGGACCCGGTAAGATGCTGCAGGCGGTACTCCAGCAGGCCATAAACCTGGTAGAATCGCCAACCCTGCAGTCCGGCACTGCCCATGCCGTAGACGGGATAGCCGCAGAACCGCCGAATATCGGTCCGCTCGGACTCCTTGAAAGCCATGTCCACTACCCCGCCTGCTGCAACGTCCCCATGGGCGCCCAAGCGGCACCCATCGCGGCCAACCTCAGCCGATGTGCTCGATCATCACCGCCCGCTTGAACGCCGCATTGGTCGCGGTCGGCACCGTCGTCGGGGTCGTCGTCGTGTCGGATGGCGCGCAGAACCCGCCGATCCAGTACCAGGACTGTGCGATGATCTGCTGCAGCCGGTCGATCGGCTCGCGCGTCACCATCGCCACGCCGTCGACCAGCGCGATGATGCTGTCCTTCGGCGCCACATCTGCCGAAGCCATGCCCGCATAGTCGCCCTCGATCAGCGCCCCCTTGCCGCACACGATCGGCCGCCGCACGACGGCACCCGCGATCGATGGATGCGGCTGCACATAGGCCTCTGTCGTCGGAATGAAACGCAGGCCGAGGAAGTCGTTGATCATCCCCTTCTGGAACACTTGGTTGGCTGAGGTGGCACCGGTGAACAACTGCCGAAAGTCGTTGTCGGCAAACAGCTGACGTGCGGACACCGGATCGAGGTAGCAGTTGAACACGCCGTCGATCTCAGGCACCGCGTTCAGCCGCAGCGTCGCCACCGCATTCAGCAAACCCGCCATGCTCAGGGTGTCGCCGGCCTGAAGCTGCGCGGTGTTGGTGCGTGCGCCCGGCCGCACCACGGCACTCGCGGTCGATGCCGTGACCGTGTTGCCCACCGTCGCATCGGCCACCGAGACCGCACTCGCGAAGGTCAGCACGCCGGAAATCCCCCCCGGCGTCGTCGTGACATTGACGATGTCCGGCGCCGCGCCGACCAGGCTGTAGCTATTGGCGCCCACCGTCACCGTCAGCGACGCCGCTGCACCCACCGGGGTCTGGCAACCGTTGACGAAGGTGGTCTGGAAACCGCGCACATCGTCCACCGCCACCGCGGGTCCTGCAGCAGACAGCGTCGTCCGTACCCGGCTGTTCCCGCCAAAATATGCGGCAAACAACGCGTTCCGTGCCAGTTCGTCCAGGCTGCGCGCCGCCTGCTCGCCATTGATGGCGGCGTTCAGCAGAAATTGGCTTGCGATCCCGACACGGCTGGTCACCATGTTCAGATCGGTGGTTGCCGCGTAGTGGTTGATCGTGATCGTGAACTGCTCGACGCCCAGATTCTGTGGCGTCAGTCCGTTGTCGAGATTCGAGTTCGTCATCGGCGAAATCGGTGTGGTGACGCTCGGCTTCAATCCCGCCCGCGTCTTGGTCAGCGTCTCACCGATGCCGACCGCGAAGTCCTCGCGATCCGCCACAGCGCGATAGCCGAGCCGGCTGTGCAGCGCCTGCTCGAACTCCCGCTCCAGGAAGCCTTGCTGAATGATCGGCTGCAGCGCGGCAGGAAAATTCTGGATGCCCATGCTCACCTCTCGTGGTTCAACGATTCCCGCCGCCATTGGCCGCGGAGTCCGGTCGGTCGGTTACGGTTCGACTGCTCGCAGGTGTCAGCGGTGACGCAACAACTCGCTGCGGGCCGCCTGCCACTCCTCATAGGTCATGTCGGTTGCCCGCCGCGAACCGGACACCTGCGCCGGCGGTGGCATCGCGGCGCTCGAGGCGCTTGGTTGACCGAACAGCCAGGGCTTTGCGCGCCTCAGCGTCTGCATCAACGCGGCTGCGCCGGCCACTTCGCCGTCCGCAGTCAGCATCACCGCTGTCGCATCGACCAGCTTCAGCCCGTCGAGGTCCACCATGCCAGCCCGCACCGCCTCGGCTTTCAGCTCGGCACGGATCAATCGCTGGCGTGAACTCGCCTCCAGTTCCGCAAGACGACGCTCCAGCTCCGCGGCACGCGCCTCGGCGGGATTTGTCGTTCCGTCCAATTGTTCGTTGTCGCTCATGACGTCCCTTCGGCTGCGATACGTTCGAGCTCGGCCGGCACATCCTCGATGTCGTAAATGTCCGCGATTGACTGCAGGGCGGTCTGTTTCGAGATGTGCCCCGCATCGGACAGGATCCGGAGCGTCTGTGCATCGCGCAGACGATCCTCGGCAGTCGGTGCGTACCAGCGCGGCCACTTGAGACCCACGCGGGCCGATGGATCGAGCGGCTCGATCCTCTCGCCGTGCGTGCGTAATTGATAGCGTGCCGATGCCCCGATGATCATGTGCGCCAGCTCCAGCAGCGCACCGCCGTAGCTCACGCGCAGGTTATCGGCGAGCCAGATCAGGCCCTGGTTCATCAGCTCGAGTGCGCGGCCCGACTGCGACGCGCTCAGACGGTCCGCCGATGCACGGTTGCCATGCACACCCTCCAGCGCCAGCTCTCGCAGCGTCCGCACATATTCAATCACGGCCGAAGACGCCGTACCACCGATCTCGAGCAGCTTGGCATCGCCCTTCTCCGAGACGATCAGCGCATTTCCACCGCCGCGCACCAGTTCACCGTCAAGCCCAGCCGGCTCGCGGATCAGCAGCGTGGGATCGGAGCTATACTTCAGACCGCGCCCGGCCTGGCTGAGCTGATAGTCGATCTCGATCGCGGTCTCGATCGCCGGACGGAACGTGCAAGCGCCGTCGAACCCCTCTCCGCCCGGCAAGTTGCGGATCCACACGATCGGCACGAAGCCAAGTCCATGACGCACGGTTCGGTCCTCATCGACCGCCGGAACCCGGTCCTGCCCGACCGGCCAAGGAACGAACCAGGTTTCCGATTCCGAGTCCCAGCGCCGCATGAACCAGTACGTGGCGTTTGTCTCGGCAAGCTCGTAGCCCTGCGCCGCCAGCGCGCGTCCTGGAACCTTGTATGCCTCAGTGACGCTCAGGAGCATGTCGGGTTCGGTCGGGTCCCAGCGCGGCGTCAGAAACAACGTGTCAAGTACCTGCAGGAACACGCGCCCGCGCAAGACCCGCAGTTGCACCGCTACCGAACCCACCGAGCCGCGCAGCGCCGCATCAAGCATGACCCGGTTCAGTCCGGCCTCCCGCCCGACATCCGCCAGCGCCGCCCGTACGGCCGGGTCGGCGGAGTCGATGGTCGGAAAATGCCCCTCGCCAAAAGTCAGCGCGACGCTGTCCTCCACCACCACGCGCGCCAGCGGATAGCGCACCGAGGGCCGGCGCAGGCGCAATGGAATGTATTCCCCCGCGGCGCTGCGCTCCTCGTGAAACTGATAGGGCAGCACGTCATAGAGCGTGCCATCCAGCACCCGGCGCAACAGGTCGAGCCGGCGCGTGCGCGGCGCATAGTCGGGGTCGGATGGGATCAGCCCACTGATGGTCTCGAACATTTCTATTCCGCCTCATCTGGACATGATCGGCAGGTGCAGGCGTCGAGGCGGCGCCGCGCTGGACGCCAGCATGGTGAACGCACGCGACAATGCATCGACCTGGTCATCGTGACGGCCGTTCGGGAAATCTCGCAGCTCGTCGATCAGCGCCCGGTTCCAGCCGCCCTGCAGCAGTGCGAGGTTGCCGGCCTCCGCCTGCGCAGCCACCGGCAGCGCACGGGTCAGCTTGGCTCCCGTCTCCGCCGACGCCATGACCCGATAGCCGGCGAGCCGCCCGGTAAGCCACGCCACCTGGTGCTTTCCGGCCTGCCCGGGATCTTGCGGAAGGCCGACCGGGACCTCCCGTCCGTCACGATGAGCAGTCGCCACGATCGTCTCTGCCACCTCGTGCGGACCGCCGCGCAACCGCACCACGTCCAGCACGACATACCTACCAGCGACGTCCCGCCCGAGCTTGAGGCCAACCGTCCAGTCCGGATCGCGACCGTCTCCCGCAGCGGTCGCAGCCAGGTCCCAGGCGCGCACGCATCGCAGATCCGCCGGCGCCGCTTCGACAAGGTCGACACGGCCGAGCCGAAACAACGCGCCCTCGTCCTGACGCGGCGACTGCTGATAGAGCGCCGACCACACCCGGCTGCCCACCTGGGTCCGCCGGCGCGCCAGCGCCGCGTCATCCTCCCACTCCGGCCATAGCGGCGCGCCAACCTCTCTGCCGAGCGGATCGTCCGCTGCGTCGGCAAGGGCCGGCAGGCGCAGCACGGTCCACCCCGGATCAGTCTCTTGCAACCGGCCACCCAGATCGTCCGGGTGCCACCGGGTCATAACCAGAACCAGGCGGCCACCCGGCCGCAGCCGCGTGAGCAGGTCGCTGCGATACCAGTCCCAAACATGGTCGCGATGCGTCGCACTGTCGGCCTCGGCGTGGCTCTTGACCGGATCATCAATCACGGCCAGGTCGGCCCGCCGCCCGGTGATCGGGCCCCGTACACCGGCAGCGAAGTAAGACCCCCCCGCCGTCGTGGACCACCGACCCGCCGCACGGTCGTCAGACGCGATGCCGTAACCAAGTGCCTCGCGATGATCCGTGACCATCCGGCGCACCCGACGTCCGAAATGTTCCGCCAGCGCCGCGGTATGGCAACTGGCGATGACAGCACTGTCCGGCCGGCGGTGCAGCCACCACGCTGGAAACAGGACGGATACGTAGGTCGACTTGGCGCTGCCTGGAGGCATCAGCACCATCAACCGGTCGATCGTGCCGTTCTCGAGCCGCTCCAGCTCGGCGATCAGTTTGCGATGGTGCGCCGCCGGAACCAGCGGATCCAATCCCTGCTCGGCCCATGCCAGCAGTCCGTGCCGCGTCGCCTTCGCCATGGCATGACCGCATCCTCGTACGCCGAAACGCGAAGCGGCGTGCCGGACCTCTGTCCGCGCACGCCGCCGATCATGGGGAAATACATACCGCAAACCGGGGCATCTGGGCAAGGATTATTTTCAGGCACGGTAAGACCTTTTTCCTCATTGCACACCCACCCAGACAGAACGCAGGA